CTATTAAAGTAACACCTGATGCCAATAAAAACGGCGACGATGTTTTCAAAGGTAAAACTAAAGCGCACAAGCGTAGCCCTAATCACGGGTATGATGTTGGTGCTGATGAAAAAGTTTATGAAGCAGCAAAAGCAGCAACGCTTTCAGCTCTTACTGGAAAAGCATCACCAATTGATGATTATGCTGACATGATTGCTAAATTCAAAGCAAAGGGCGGCGCAGTAACTAAAGTTGCTGCCGAAGTTCCTGACGAGAAGAAAACTGCTAGTTTGAGTGCTACATTCGGCAAAGGCGGCGGCAAAGGTGGTTCGGCACTAGCTACTGGAGAATACGCATCTATGAATAAAACAGATGCAGCATATAATGCAAAGCAAGCACTTGCTCGTAAAAGAGCGGCTGGTATGAAAGAAGAAGCTGAACTCAATGAAGTAGCATTGAAGTATGCGCCAGCTAATGATAGAAAACATGCTCATGCTTTAGCTAACCAGCACCGTGAAAAAAATCCGTCTGAAGTTGCTCGTGTGATGAATACAAAAGATGGATATAAAGTCGCATATACTGGTCCTAAATTGAATACTAATTTAGGTGAATCTTATGAAGAACTTGATGAAGGTGTTGCGAAAGATCACTACGATACACATCACAAGCGTGCTATGGCTGCTTTGAATGACATCGGCAAGAACTTGATGAAGCAAAAAGCAATGTGTGATAAGTCAGATAATAAGTGGGCACATCAAGATAACGCATGGGCAATGAAAGACATATCTCGTCAATTAGAAGACATGGTTCAAAACTCTGCACAACGCACTGAAAATATGACACCAGTTCCAATGTCACAACCAAGTATCAGAGGTTACTAATAATGGCAATTATTATCAACAAAAAAGGTCTATCAGCAGTCATTCATTTGACTGCTAATGCCGTAATCAATATTTCAGGAAATTCTACAACCAGTGATATTGCAGTAGGTAATGAAGTCATCACTGGCTCAACTATCAAGCAAATTTGGTATGGCAGCAATAACGGACATTGGGAAATTAAACGTGGATCAAATGTCGCAGCAATCGTAAACAATACAGGTCACATGGATTTTATTAGTCATGGTATCACTTTGAATAAAGATTCAACAGCAACTTTAACAGCAAATCTCAATTCAACAGGTGTGGGATTCATTATTATTGAAGTTTCGAAAATCCCGACTACCGGAACTAATACATAAGGAATAGTTAAATGAAACTCATTGTTGAAGATATTGATGAAGTAAACTACATCACGGAAAAGCGTGAAGATGGCAAGAAAAACCTTTATATCGAAGGCGTTTTCATGCAAGGTGGTATTCAGAATCGCAACGGACGTATGTATCCCGTTGACGTTTTGGTCGCTGAAACATCACGTTACACAAAGAAACTAGTAGAATCAAAGCGTGCTTATGGTGAATTGGGTCATCCCAATGGTCCTACAATCAACCTTGATCGTGTTTCTCACCGTATTGTTGAACTACGTCAGGTCAACAACACAGGTGACATTTACGGCAAAGCAATGATCATGGATACACCTATGGGTAACATTGCTCGTGGTATTATTGAATCTGGCGGTCAACTTGGGGTGTCATCTCGTGGCATGGGTTCAATCAAAGAAAATAACGGTATCATGGAAGTTCAAAAAGACTTCTTTCTTGCGACTGCCGCAGACATCGTTGCTGATCCATCCGCACCTGACGCATTTGTTCAGGGTATCATGGAAGGTGTTGATTGGGTATGGGACAACGGTATTCTAAAGGCAAGTCGAGTTGCTGAACAAACACGTAGAGAAATTGACAGTGCATCTGCATCAAGAGCATTGACTGGTGACAGAAAACTTGAAATTTTTGAGGCATTCTTGACCCGTCTGGTCAGTAAATGATCTCTAATTTATTGATTTTATAAATAACTAAAACGTCAAATTAAAAGGAGCATTATAATGCTAAGCAAGAAAGAGCAAGACCTGATTGAGAAGGTTGTTAGCGGTGGCGGTGCAACTGGTCAATCAATGACTGCTGATGCAACCGGTTCTGTAGCGCAAGCACCTGGCAATTCAAAAAAGCAAGGGGATTCCATGCCTAAATCACAAAACCCAGCAGGAACCGGTATTGAAGAAACCGATCCTGAAAGCAACGTAAAACCAACAGGTGATATGTCAGCACAAAACAAAGCATCTATCGCTATGAAAGGTTCTTCAGTAAAAGAAGATCTTGCTGATGTATTCGGCGATGACCTTACTGAAGAAATGCTAGAAAAAGCAGCAACACTTTTTGAAGCAGCAATTGCAATCAAAGTTGCAGAAATTGAAGAAGCATACGCTGCTGCACTCGACGAAGAAGTAGAATCAATCCATGCAGAATTGACTGAGCAGGTTGACCAGTATCTTTCATTTGTTGCATCAGAATGGCTTGTAGAAAATGAAGTCGCTGTCGAATCTTCATTGAAGAATGAATTGACAGAAGAATTCATTGACGGACTAAAGAATCTATTCGCAGAGCACTACATTGACGTTCCTTCAGACAAGGTTGACGTTCTTGAGTCTCTAGCACTTAAAGTTGAAGAACTTGAAGATCGCCTAAATGAAGAAATGGGTACTAAAATTGAACTTGTGAATGAACTAAATCGTCATGCAATGAAAGAAGCATTCTCTGACGTTGCAGAAGGTCTTGTTCTGACTCAAGTTGAAAAGTTCCGTACCATTGCTGAAAATCTTGAGTTCACTGGTGATGTTAATTCATACACAACCAAATTGCAAACCATCAAAGAGAATTACTTCTCTGGTAAAAAATCTGCAACATCAAATATCCTAACCGAAGAGTTTGAGGGCGATGACTCATCTACAGCACCTGCTGTCTATGGCGAGATGAGTAAGTATGTAACTGCTATTTCGAGAACTCTTAAGAAATAATTCGTTATAAATAAAACTATCAAGAAAACCGTAAAGGGAGATTAATACAATGCTATTAGCTGAGGAAATTCAAAAGAAGTGGGCACCAGTGCTTGAGCACGCCGACTTAAATCCTATCAAAGACCATCACCGCCGTGCGGTTACCGCACAATTGCTAGAAAACACACAGCGTGAGTTGTCTGTTTCTGGCGCACACAACCAGTTCATGCTTTCAGAAGCTGATGCTGTTGGTCCAGGCAACGCAATTCAATCTGGCGGCGGTTCATCTGCAATCGACACATTCGACCCAGTGTTGATTTCACTTGTTCGTCGTTCAATGCCCAACCTAATCGCTTATGACATCTGCGGCGTTCAGCCAATGACTGGTCCTACTGGTTTGATCTTCGCTATGCGTTCACGTTATGCGAACAGCTCACAGCCTGTAAATAGCGGTCCAGAAACCTTCTATGACGAAGTTAATACTGCATATTCTGCATATGGCAATAGCTACGCAGGTCCTGCTGATGCTAACGTTGCATTCACTGGTCAAAAGGGAACTATTCCTGGCGCGACCAACACAACACCAATGACTGCAACTAACACCTACAACACTGCTGCTGGTATGTCAACTGCAGTTGCTGAAACCCTAGGTGGTAACTCAACATTCGGTTTTGCAGAAATGGGCTTCTCAATTGAGAAAGTAACTGTCACTGCAAAGAGCCGTGCGTTGAAGGCAGAATACTCAATGGAACTTGCACAAGACTTGAAGGCAATTCATGGTCTTGACGCAGAGTCAGAACTATCAAACATTCTTTCAGCAGAAATTCTTGCAGAAATCAATCGTGAAGTAGTTCGTACTATCAACATCACTGCTGTTACTGGTGCTTCAGACAACACAACAACAGCTGGCGTATTCGACCTTGACACCGACTCAAATGGTCGTTGGTCAGTTGAAAAGTTCAAGGGCTTGATGTTCCAACTAGAGCGTGAAGCGAACCAAATCGCTAAGCAAACTCGTCGCGGCAAGGGTAACATCCTACTTTGCTCTTCAGACGTTGCGTCTGCATTGCAAATGGCTGGTGTTCTAGACTATACTCCTGCTTTGAACAGCAACAACCTAAACGTTGACGATACTGGAGCAACCTTCGCAGGTGTTCTAAATGGTCGCCTACGTGTTTACATCGACCCATATGCAATTGGCGGCAACTATGCTACCATGGGTTACAAGGGTGCAAACGCATTCGACGCAGGTCTATTCTACTGCCCTTACGTTCCTCTACAAATGGTTCGCGCAGTTGATCCTAACACCTTCCAGCCAAAGATTGGCTTCAAGACTCGTTACGGCATGGTATCAAATCCATTCGCTGATGGTTCTGCAGCATCAACCCAAGGTGCGTTGACTTTCAACACCAACAAGTACTATCGTCGTGTTCTTATCACCAACTTGATGTAATAAGATTCGGGTTAACCGAGCTTGACTGGCGGCAGAGCAATCTGCCGCCTTTTTCACATTATAAATACTGATGAAGGAGATCAACATGACCCAATTAGATTATATC